ATGCTTTCTATGATAATTACGGCACGCCTGTTGGCTTTGCCTCTGATTATCGAACCGGGCAAACGCATAACTTTAAATTATCAGGAAGGAAGTCGACCAAGACTAATACTGAAGCATTGGAAAGATTTAGAGAAGAAGCGAAACAAGACCAAGAACAAAAATGGCTAAAGGTATCAGAGAAAGCCAAAATGATTTGGGATGTAGCACTACCATGCGACTCTCATCCGTACTTACTTAGTAAGGGTGTTGCATCCCATTCTCTTAGAGAGCATAAAGGAAAGTTAATCATTCCTATTATGGATGAGACAGGTAAGCTGTGGAGCTTACAGATGATACAGGAGGATGGTGGTAAACGATTTTTAAGCGGCGGTAAGACTGGCGGTGGTTTCTTTGTAATAGGAACTAAGTTATTAAAAGCAGCAACAAAGGTTGGGATAGGTGAAGGTTATGCAACCTGCATGACAATCTACGAACAAAAACAAATACCTATGATAGTTTGCTTTAACGCAGGCAACATGATTAGTGTTTCTAAAAAACTATCCGATGCACTACCTAATAAAGAATTTATTATCTATGCAGACAATGATGAGAACAACATAGGTCAGGACAAAGCTATTGCAGCAGCACAAATAACCAACGCAGAAGTGGTCATGCCTGAAGAAGAGGGGATGGACTTCAACGACCAAATGGCAATCAGTGGTGAGTTGATAGAGAAGAAAGTTGATGTCCCGGAGCTTGTAGAGTTCGACAAAACTGCAAACGGCAGGATAATGGCTACCACAGACAACTATCATGCGCTGATGAAGAGCCGTGACATTGATTGTTATTACGATGTCATTAAGAAACGCATCGAGATAGACATACCCAACTTTAAACCCATTGCTGATTTAAAAGATGAAGCACTCTTGGTTGAGGTTGAAAACCTATGTATCAAGAACTTCATCCCGCATCAAAGAGTTAGAGATGCAATGAAAATTATAGCTAAAGAGGTCAACCCGGTAGCACAGTGGATAGACTCTAAGCCTTGGGATGGTGTCAGTAGGATAAATGAGTTCTGCAACACGGTCAGCAGCAAGGACACTGAACTAAAGAACATGCTCATGAGGAAATGGTTACTGTCATGTGTGGCAGCAGCCTTTGAAGAGGGTGGCGTGGCATTAGAAGGACTCTTGGTGTTCCAAGGCTCACAAGGACTCGGTAAGACGCTGTGGTTTAAGCGATTGGCGGACTTCAGCAAAGGATGGCTTTGTGAAGGTGCAACGCTTGACCCAAAGGACAAAGACTCAGTAAAAAAAGCAGTTAGTCACTGGATAGTGGAGCTAGGCGAACTGGAATCTACTTTTAAGAAGGCAGACATCAATCAGCTTAAAGCTTTCATCACATCAAGGTCAGATGAAATGAGACTGCCATACGACAGAACCTTCACCAACTACCAAAGACGCACAGCCTTCTTCGCATCGGTCAATGAGCCGGAGTTCTTGATGGATGGTAGCGGTAATCGTAGATTTTGGTGTATCAAGGTCACAGACATCAATCCCCATCACGGCATAGATATGCAGCAGATGTGGGCAGAGGTTAAAGAGACTATCTACATAGCAGGAGAAAAGAACTGGTATCTAACCACAGAAGAAAGAGAGATGCTCCAAGAATCTAACGAGGGTTTCAGGACGCAGGGCGCAGTCGAGGATTTATTACTGCAACATGTGGACTTCGAGGCACTGGATGATAGTAAAGCGGCGTGGCAGCTCACAGCACTACTTAGGTCACTGGGTATACGCAATCCTCGCAACATAGATTTCAAGGATGCAAGTAGGGTCCTAACTGACCATGGCATAGAGCCTAGAAAGACGAACGGTAAGAAGGTGTATGATGTCTGCTTGACGGACTTACCCGAAGAAAACAAACAATGGGAAGAATCACCATTTTAATAAGGAACAAACATGAAACCACAATCAGCAAAGCAGAAGGGTAGACTCCTACAGCAGAAGTTCAGACAGATGCTCGTGGACTTACTGGGACTGGACGGCGAGGATTTGGAAAGCAGACCTATGGGGTCACAAGGTGAAGATATCATCATGGGCAAACAATCAAGGCAGGTGTTTCCCTACAGCATTGAGTGTAAGAATCAGGAAGCTCTAAATGTATGGAAGTCATACGACCAAGCACAAACAAACTGCAAGGGTTACGAGCCTTTGCTTGTCATAAAAAGAAACAGAAGTAAGGTGTTGGTTGTCTTGGATGCAGAACATTTCATCAAGATACACAACGCCTCGCATACTAATAGTAATTGCTGATGGAGTGTTGGCATTGTCAAGAAGAGCTGTTGTGGAAGGGTGACGAGACCATCGAAGATGACGAAGAGTGTGAGTGGATGCTTACATGCTTGTCTTGTCAGGGTTGTTCTGCAGAGGTCGAGGTTTACCTGAAAGTAGAACAGGGTAGGGCAGGGCATGGCAAATAGCTCAACATTTAGTGTTTATGTGTTAAGAGTGAGGGATAGGGTACTGCAGAGAGAGGCTGTTACCCTGTTCCTTACCCTGACCGTGAGACCCCATTGCTACGCTATCTAGGTGTGCTTTAGGGTATAGGGTATAGTATATATAATAATAATAATATATATATAGTATAGGAGCAGGTATACATATACGGTATGGCTTTTATACAACTATTAGGTGTTAGGGAAAGCTTACCCTCTACCCTCTGCCCTGATGGATATAATATAAGGAATAGATATGGCTGAATACAAGAAGAAGAAAGGAAAGAACGCACCTGATAAACCATTGGTTAATAGACCCAGTGCGTTTGAGTCAGACCCGGAGTTTGAGCTGACAGATATGCAGTCTGCATTTGTATGGCATTATGTGAATGATAATTGCACGCAGACCGAGGCGGCTAGAAGGGCAGGCTTTGAGTTCCCGGCGCAAGCAGCAACTAGGTTTCTCAATGGTAAAGACTATCCCAACGTACTCAAAGCCATCAAGGTTGGTAAGGACGAGCTTGCTCACAAGTATGCAATAACTCCTGAGAAGACAGCTAAGATGCTATGGCAGATAAGCGAAGAAGCTTATGACAAAGGGCAGTTCAATGCATCGGTCTCAGCATTGCGTGAGCTGAATGAACTGGCAGGTCTGAAGATAAAGAAGACAGAGAATCTCAACATTACAGCCAACTTGGATAACATCAGCCACAAGGATATAGAGGGAAGACTTAAAGAGATATTCGGAGGCGATATCATTGACGCAAAGTATGACGATGTATGACATATCTCAAGTTCATGCAGTTCATTAATATCCTGTAGAAAACCAAGAGAGGGCGTTTTTTCTCCACAAAACACCCAAATCTGAGAAAAAATCAAAAAACAACGGAATATCAGCAACTTACGACAGATTTCTGCATGGCATTTGTAGGACATTGCTGCTCCGGGTCAATCGCTATGTGTCCACAGTGCTAACATTGACACTTATACATGCCCTGAAAGCCTATATAACTAGGGACTCTATTGGATTCCAAAACAAAAGTCGAAAAAAGATATATTTATTGACCCGACACCCGTATATTTAGGGCGGCTGTCAGCAAAGCGGTTGTAACTGAGTTTCACAAATTCTATATTCATTTTTCCAAGTAAGTGTTAATCTCAACATATATGTGTATAATCTAATTTTAAAGGACAAAAATATGAAGCTAGACAAAAACGCACTCCGGGAGGCAACCGTTGACACCATGCTCGGAGCCATAGTCAATTTCCCTCTTTCTTGGCTAACCATTACGATAGTTCTACTTTTTACTCACAACTCGTTTATAATTTCTTTAAGCCAATTAATTGTTTTATCAATTTTGGCTATTATCAGAAGATATTACACCCGGGTATACTTTGATAAAAAGAATAAAAGGAATGGCTTATGAGCATAGAAAAAGATAACGACATGAAAAAGATAATCTCAGAACTTGAATATACAAACAAAGCTCTGTATGAGATAAATAAAAATCTTGCCAACTTGGTTTTACTCCACCAAGTACAACTGGTTGCAATCGAAGAAGCTGTGCAGCAATCTACAGAGCAAGTAGAAATCCCCAAAAAGAAATTACATTAATTTGAACATAAGTGTTGACTCTAATACTTTATACCCTTATAATGAACACTGTAACAAACAACATATTAGGAGTAAATATATGGAACTTACAAGAGAAAACAAGACATGGACCTACCAAGGTCCTAACTACATCTTCGCATTATCTGATGAGAAGCTGCACGACCACCTGACTTTGATAATCAAACCATCAAACATCAGAGTGCTTAAGAATTTTACCGAGATGGCTACAAAAGACCTTAAGGCTAAAATCATCGAAGACTGGTTTGCAGAATCAAATCAAGATGTGAAAGAGAGAAATAACCAAAAAGCGAAACAACGCAGATTATTAAATAAGGAGTCAAACAATGGATAATCCAAAGAAACTAAATAAAATCGAACAGCTTAAAATACAGCTTAAAGACAGCTTGCACGAGGAGGTAACTGTCAACACCCACCATTACGGCATCAAGACCTTCACCATAGGCGAGTTCTTAGATACACAAACCGTCTGCGCTAGATGCAAAGACGAAATGCCCGTATGGCACAAAGACCAATTGGTTCACCCGGTCATGAACGCATTGATTAAGCTAGCAGCAGAAGAAGAAAGAGCTAGAAAAGAAGCCGAAGCCAAAGCTAAGAAGGAGGTCGCGTGATGACCAGGTGGCATGGAGGCAAAGGCTCCACACAGAAACCTTTTGACAAGGAAGCATTTGATAAAAATTTTTCGCGAATATTCTCAAAACCTAAGAAGAAAGATATTGAGAACAAGGAGAAGGAGGTGAAGAAATGAGTTGGCAGACAGATTGGAAAGTAGAAAAAGGTGTGAAAATACCTGACTTTAGAAGTCAAACAGGCAAGCACAAGGAGCTTGATGACTTTTTGCAAAGCCTTGAGATAGGTGATTCATTTGTTATTCATCCTAAGATTGAAGGTGATGGCTCTATTAAGAGTCATACAGGTGCAAATATTGTAACTCGCGGCAGAAGGATTGGCATAAAGCTGACTTCAAGAAAGATATACTCAGACGAAAGTCCTGATAAATACTATTGGAGAATATGGTTTATAGAAAAAATTGAGCCTCAGGTCACAAAGCCTGTATATCAAAGAAAGCCTGCTGCTGAGGTATCAGAAAAATCTTTCAACGATTTAGCCCAAGGCAGACTGCCTAACGACATTTTGTTCTTGGCTGAACAAAACGAAGAGAACAAAGCTATTGTTGAAGATATTCGAAGATTGAATAGAATACTCGTTGAAGAATTAACTAAACAGAACATTAAATTACCTGAGGGGGAATAAGATGTCATCGTCAAACCTAATACTTGAAATCGTGCAGCTTTTTAAACAGATGGAAAAAAAAGAAGCACAAAAAGAATTGATTGAAATACTGAAGAAGATACAAAAGGGGGAACAATGGAAAGACTAGAATACGAATCTATTTATGGATATTGCAGAGTATCATCCGATGAGCAAGCCAAGCACGGTACTTCATTGGATGAACAGAAAAAAACTATTACTAAGATGTCGCTGTACCTTTTTGACAAAGAACCGGACGGTTTTTATGTTGATGACGGTGTTAGCGGTACTTTAGATTTTGATAACAGACCACAAGGCAAAGAACTCAAACGCAATCTTGAACCCAACGATGTGGTTTTAGTTTCTAAGCTTGACAGATTAATTAGACGATTAAGCGTCTTGTGTAAGATTCGTGATGACTTTAACGAGCTAAACATTCATTTGTTTGCTCATGATA